AACAATCCGAGAACGTTTTGCTTATGGCATGTTGGTGATCTAATTCGATTCTTTTACATTTTTTATCTTCATTGCACTTTTCGATAGCTCTTTTTAACAATATTTGGTGTTTATATGAAAAGAAATCAGATTTGTCTACCTTATCTTCTCCTGGTTCACGTAGAAACGAAGTCTCTAATACTGAACCTGCACATTTGTCACCGACCCATACAGGATCATACCCCATGAAAGATACTTGATGTTTCTCCGCGTTGGTCTCTAGACCTTCTCCAATTTCGGCAGGGGGTGCAGGTCTTTCAGGTTTGTCAGTTTGATCACCTCTTTTATATACTTTCCTATAATTCGACCATTCCCCCCACATACCATTCGGGTTTTCATTACGACCTTCACACTTTGAAAACATCTTCCCACGACCATATTTATCTACTTCTATGAAATTGCAATCATGTTGTTTTTCACAAAACTCGATATTTGATTGAACATACTTTTTATATTCATCTGATTCGAGATCAACTTCATCTTTTCTTTCTGTCACGGCCCGCCCATATGGTGGTCCATATTTGGGGTATTCTTTAGTTTCGCATTTATAATCTGTGTCAGAATCATTTAATCCTCTCCATGCATACCGGTTTGGGGGTTTCCTTTGGGGATTAATAAGTGACGTGTATCCGTCAATTTCATGTGTAGCAGAATTAAAATTAGTTAGAGGAACATCCCTCTGCGCGACTGTCTTGTCAACTTTTTTCCATGTCACGGTATTATCATCAGTTTTTCTGTATTTAGGATCACACTCACCTGCTGAATACCTACCATAATTCCCATCTTTCGAAACAGATATATAGTCACATCCATCATCTTGATTGCACATGAACGCAGCACGTCGGTGATACTTATGGTAATACGGGTCGTCAAAAGAAGTAACAATGTAATCTTCTTCACCGGGGTTGATAGCTTTTGAGGCCCCCCTTGCCCTTCCACCACACTTTATACCAAAACCGGCATCTCCCTCATCTGAATACCCATTCAAAGTTCGGGGTTCTCTGGGACATTTATCAGTGTTACACACCCGGGATTCTACACTTGCAGACCTGGTCTCTTCTGGACATTTTCCACCATTTTTTGGTCCCACCAGGGTAGTCCATGTGCGAAACTGACTACCACCTCCACAGTCTTTGCTGCATTCGGACCAATCAGACCACTCACCAGTACAATCGATGGGACACTTTTGTCCCTCGCAGGGTCGGTTTTCCGTGGTTGCTGGGCAAGCTTTTCCACCATTCTTTGGTTCCACAAGGGTAAACCAATTGCGAGACTGTGTGCCATCACCACATTCAGCGCTACAGGGAGACCATTCAGACCACTGACCAGAACAATCTATGGAATCCGGAGCTGGAGCTGGAGCTGGTACTGGTGCTGAAGGATTCGTCATAGGTGGAGGTGGCGCATCTTGTATGAGTTTGTCTTTCATGTTGTCCATTTGCTTTCTCCAAAACTGTGAGTTCCCAACCCTCCGTCTTTCCGAATTTTCTACGGGTTCGGGTTCGGGTTCGGGTTCCAAAGTGACTGACCTGTTACCAGCAATGGCAACCGCCATCACCGAACCCAACATCAACAGGATCTGGGCCATATCTATAGTATGCAGAGATTTTATACAAGTTTTGAAACATCATTGATCTTGTTGAGGATGTTGAAAAATTTGTAAATTGAATCGACCTCTTTGGGGTTAATGATCTCAAGTTCAATCTGATAGGATGCTTCTTCTTCAGAGTCCATATCTGCGTTGTCACCTGAAGAGATTGTCATATCGATGCTCAGATTCTTGCGGATGAAAGAGTGTCTCGTCTTGGTTCTCTTTCTGTCCATCTCGTATTCACCAGAGGTTGGAATTTCCCTGGCGATACAAAACCTGACATCGAGTGGTTGATCACTATCGACAAAGTCTTCCTTGTGAACCTTGATTTTCTGAATCATTTCCTGCTCCCCAGAATCTTCATCACTAGTGATCCTGATACTGTTCGAGTCATTGTAGTACACTTCGACTGTTTTCGTTTTTTTCTCTTCCCATCCATCATACTTCTTCAAAGCTTTGAGGACCCTTTTCCATACGTCTTTACCTACATTCGTATCGAACAGAGATCCGTTGTGACGCCCAAGACGAATTTCAACTTCGATGTCTCCCTCATTCTTATGAGTTTCGAACAGGGGGAGGGTCTTGTCTACGATTTTCTGAATATCCATGGCGATTGTTCTTGTCATTTCTAATATTGCGTCTTTCCCTTAAGTGTTTAATGTTCATAAAATTTAATGAAGGGTATAGAAAATCAAGGAAATACATGTTATTTCAACACCGCCCTACAATGCATGCTTTATATACCAGTTTTGTCAAACTATTACATCAGACATCCGTATCAGGGTGAATGTAAGTTTTCTAGGGTGTATTCCAACTTGACGAAAGAGTATTGGACAAAAGGTCAGAGTAGCGTAAACGTGTCCGGGTTACTCACATTGTTTCAGGAGCAGTTTCCTAGATTCAAAAAAAATGAACAGCATGATGTCCAGGAGGCTCTCTTATGCATCATCGACGTATTAGAAAAGTCTACACCAGAAATCAAAAAGTGGTTTTACGGAAAGAAGGTTCAGGAGACTATTTGGCCTACAGGGAAGTCAACAAACGAAGAAGATTTTTGTATTCACTTGGTGACTTCCAATGGAAAGGACATGGGTGGAATTCTGTCTAAGAGCACCGATTGGAACGTCGTTGACAACTATGTTGACGATGATGGCAAGCGACACAACTTAGCCACGACTCGCATGGTATTCTCTCAACTCCCACAAGTTCTCATCATTTCATTTGATAAGAAGTGTCATGTTCAAATTTTAGAAAAACTAATCATAGATAACAAGCAATACAACTTAATTTCTACAGCTCTACACGTCGGAGATCAGGGTGACGGTCACTACGTCAGTTTTGTAAAAAGGAGGAACAAGTGGTTTCTAATCAACGACGAGCACATGAAAGAACATGAGCTACCTGAAGAAGGTGGTTTCTATCTCATGGTTTACAATCTAAAAACTCCTTCATCTCAATATTCTCCTTGATGTTGACAATAGTCCTGTAAAACGTTCGTCTGTTGTTGGGATAGTTCTTGTCTGTTCTACGTTTCAGGGGTCTCCACCACATCGGCTCTTCCCAAGTTACGTATGTGCATTCAATGATGGCACCGTCCTCCATCCATGGCTTGTTTTGCACTCGATCATGTGGAATCTCAGACTCAAAAAACAATTTTCCCTTTTCTTGGACATACAATCTCCACGTGGGTCGTCCCTCATTAAATCCAGGTGTTTCTCGTGAAGGTTCCCACTTTACGAGAAAGTCCACTGTATTCTTTTCACGAGGTTTCCATTTAAACATGGTTTCATGAGTTCCAATTCGTATGGGTTCATTGACTGGTGTGAACACGAGACCATCGATATTTTGCTGAACCGTTGGGAGATATTCATCCATAAATGTTCCAAAATCTCTCATCGCATGAAACTTCTTACACTTGAGCCTGTATTTATCAGACTTCATACATATCATAGACTTCATCATAGCTTTACAAGCGTCCATACGTTTGTGTAAATCTAAATTCCACACCATCTCACCGGAAACAATCACGGCATCATAGACCATGAGAACATTTTCATAGAGTTCACCATCTAGGATTGTTCCTTCATAGGCGGACTTTTTCAGGTTGATAGGAACTTCAAACATCTTGAAAGACCTGTTTACAAAGAGACACTTCTTCTTCCCCTCAAACATGAGGGCGACGAGCATATGTCTCTCTCCATCAGTCTTTTCACAAACGACATAGTCACCACCTTTCAAGATTGGAAAATGTTTACGTTCAATGGAGATGGGTTGTGGTCCGGGAAAATATTCCTTACTACCCCACACTTTATGTATGTATGACACGACATATTTATAAAGTGGGGATTCCACCTCTATAGACATGTTTAAAACACAAACAAAACCTTTAATTCAGTTTCACACTCGCAGCGTTCAGGATGTTTGATATGCACTCGTGTGTATACGTTTGAATCAACTTAGATGCTGAAAAAGCATAAATTTTGACACCTTGTTCTTTCAAATTTTCAAACATGTTGGGGTGTAGCTTCCACGTGCCTTTTTTCTTATTTTTGATGTGCTTAATGATTGTTTTCGGCATCATCACCCACACCTTGGCACTCGTGGACACAACATTGTAAAAGTGTGGTGAAGTTTTTTTCCCTAGAACTGTATCGAAATCGAGACCCATCTGAGAAGTAGGTTCTTTGGATTCCGACCTCACCTTTTCTTTGAACATGTCCCAGTTGATAGTTTCTTTCACACCAGGAAACACTACTAAACCCGCATTTTCATTCACTTCCAAGCTCTTGTTTAGGGACTCATCATCTACACCTATACCAAAATCGATAAAAAGTATTCGATCATACTTCTTCATACATTGTTCAATGGTGTCAATTTTTTCATGTGTGTCGTCATTCACATAGACGATCTGATGATTCACAGAATTTTGAAGACACTTTATATTCAGTCTCAATATGGTGTGCAATGTCTTTACATGACAAGACTTTGATCTCGTGACGACTATCGTGACAAACTTCATGTATTGGTTTGTAGTTTAAGCCTTAAGCCTTTCATCCATGCAACCACTGAAAGGTAGATTACCTACATGACCAAGTGTGGTATTGACATCCGCAAAAATTTTACCTCCAATTTGTTGCCATCTCCTACAAAACGCGTAATCTTCAGAAAGGTATCGTTTCGAGTCGGGATCAATCATGCAATCAAAAGCTGCATGATATTCATCAAAATCACGGTTCTGGTGATCATTTTTACACCAAAGCTCTGGGAACTTCTCTTCCAGTTTTTTAAAGACTGATCGACTAATCAACATGAAACCAGTTGGGCCATCGAGGATTTCTACAAAGCCATTTTCTATGGTCCGTCGCGTCGCGCCAATATTCACGACGAGACTGGAAGAAAGCATGGCCATGTCACGGTCATCACCATTTTGAATGGCACTGGCTGCCTGATCCCACATGACCACCTTTTTGGGATAACACGCCACAGAAAGTTCATGTCCAGATTTGACAAGACGAACAACAGCATGTGGATCAAAATGTATATCCGCGTCTATAAACATGAGATAGTCACAATCTGTTTTCTGCATGAAACGTCCGACGGAAACATTACGAGCTCTATGAACTAGTGATTCATTTTCAGTTGTATCAATCATTAATTCAATTTTTTCCTTGATCAACAAAAGTTGAAGTTTTATTACACTTGACATGTATTTTTCTAAACAGAGCCCACCATAACAGGGTGTTGAAAGAAAAACTTTAGTCATATTCTATCTATGTCCTTTAGACTCTAAGTGTTTTTTCACGATATTCTCAATCTTATTCAAAGTGGGAATAGACACCGAACACTTCTCACAAATTTCATTTTTTGTGACTCTACTCCCTATGACCATATAAATGATTGAAGAGGCTACACTGTTTGGTGTTTTACTCATTAGATCTACACAGTCTTCAGTTTGGTCACATAGTTTTATACATCGAAGACGTTCTTCTTTTGTGATTTCAAAAGAGTTCAGGAGACGTTGCATGACATCGAAAGCCTTGGTGACGTAATTCTTTTTCGTCTCACCCAAAATGTTATCTTTGAAAATTTGGGTTGTTCGACTGATGTCTTTAGACTGAATCCCAAACATGTCCGCGATTTCTTTGGTAGTTCTCGGATGTTTCGCCATCCTACAAGCGTATAAAACACAATTGGCTTTTATCCCGAGACGAACCGCCCCTCTTGTCAATTTTTCCTCGTTAAACTTTTTATACATAATCTTAGCGTCTTTAAGAACACAGTCGGGTAGAGTGTGACACGCTTCGTCTATATCGCGGTAAGCATGAAACAATGATCTATCTTTGTGATTCATAGACATATGAAAGTTAATTTTAGCCATACGTTTATTCTCGTAAGTTGAGTAACCTTGTGTAGAGATGATAGTTCCTTTCCCCCAACTATCTGAGAAAAGCTCTGGATTGGCATTTGGATTCCCACACCTAGAGGGGTCGTTCACTTTACCGTCATCGGTAATTCCACTTGTCCATTCCGGTGTGTCATCTATGAAGTTGTCATCGACCAGACCACATTCTGAACAAACCGGCAACCCTTCCGGGCTGATGACCTTCACACCGGAGCATTCCCTACAAATGTTTGTATTTACTAGCTTTTCTTCTTCGTTTTTGGGTAATAAGGAGTCTATTTCA